AATGCCTCGAAGAGTGAGCGGTTCATAATCATGAGGTTGCCCTTCTGCGTAGGAAGGACGTAGAAGATTTCACCATTGTTCTTCTTGGATGCGTAGTCTGCCTTAGCCGTAGCTTGGCGGTACATGATTTCGCACTTGATGCGCTTGAAAATCTTTTTTACTTTCATAATCGTAATTATTAACTGTTTGAAACTATATGATGGTTGCTGCCGAAACAGAAACCTTTCTTCTCATTACTCTAGCCTGATTCTGAATCATCTTAGGCATTTCCATTTCATTGAAACAGATGTGGAGTCCGATGGCTCTGGTCATGAGCAAATCATCGTGCTTTCCGTCTGCTGCCTCGTATACCGTTCCGTTCTTCTCGTAGGTGAGATATTCATCTAAGCATCTATCGTCTCGCTCTACATAGAGTTGTTCACGGATAACCTGAACCAATACTGAGATAACCATTGGCTTGGTTGCCACGTTGGTATGGAATCCGTACTTCACTGGAACCTTATTCTTAATGTCTGATTCGCTCTGCTTGCGTGCATAGAGATTATCGTATACGTCCTTGATTTGATTCAGGATGAACTCAGACTGGTCACCACCTTCCAAGATGTGCTCCTTGTCTTTCGTCTCCAAGGTGTTGGATTCAATCACCAACAGAGCATCGTTGTAGTATTTGGCTATCTGAGCCGCCTTCCATGCCAGCAAGTCCATATCAATATGTCCATACCATTGGGCTACCACATACGGCTTGCCACCTTCCATCATCCAATAGCGGTCGAAGACACAGATAACAGACCAGTCGGCATTCTTACTACGTCCACCAATATCCACTACGACCAGATAGCGGTTGGTAACCTTGCAATCGTCAAAGGTCTCTGGCTTGCTCCATATCCACAACTGACCCTGCTTGTCTTCACAGAATCGGATATTCTGCATACACTTCTTGCCCTTGTAGAAATCACCATAAACATCACCGATGAACTTAGGTGCTCGGCATCCCTTGCGGAACTTGTCTACCTTGTCTTCGGCAAACACCTTGGCTCCTGAATGCTTGAATGCTTCAATATCATCGGTAGGGTAGCCAGCAGCCATATCGGCATGGTCGGTGAACTTTTTGCGCTCGGCAATATACCAGTTGATAGCTTCTAATGGAGCACCCAGTGTCCATAACTTCCAAAGATAGGTACATGGCTCTTCTCGGTCGGACATCGTATTGGTGTTGTTGCGGTTC